GGTGAAACCCCGTCATAACTTCTATGCGCCCCCTATGTAACCACTCAGATACCTGAAAAAATCCACATATATTATTTACTTAATCCTGCGGCTATGATGCTCCTTTAAACCCCTGTATCTCTGGGTTATCTTTTAAGAATTAAAGAGGGTTAAATGACGGCCTTAGTTGAAAAATTTTTAATAACAAATGAATGTGAGTTTGAAGCTTTCATCTCAAAAATGATGGGACGAAAGGATTTAGACTCTGATGAATTCTGTTTCCCTGACGTAGAGTTCAAAGGCTGGCCCACGATTAGCATCAATGTCAAAGGGGACAAGAAGAGATACAGCTCTTCGTTGACAGCCTCAATGCTGTTCGGGATGGCTGAGTTAACCAATGAGATTCAAAAGGCATTTACAGTCATCCGGCACGACACACATAACAGGCAAAAGTTAACGAACTCAGACAAACATTTGCTTGATATTGTTTACCATATAAGTGAAGGTTCAAGCCAAGCAGATGGTCAATCAGATGCAATTGTGAATGGAGCAGTTTCGGTGATCAAAGAAGCAATCGGTAAAATGAATGGCAGACAGGCGCTTTGCGCATTGGTTGCTATTGTTATTGCCGCCGGCACAGTTGGCTGGAAGGTTGCGGATGAATATTGGGAAACCCAGCGCCAGTCATCTTCTGATCAGATCTCTTTAGTCAAAGAGGCGACCGGGGCAGTACTAGAATCGCAAAAGTCAACCTTAGAACTTTTAAAAACAGGTCAGACAACCGTCAGCCGTGAAGTTTTGGCCCACGGTGAAGACGGTAGAAAAAAGTTTTTGAAAAATATTGCCCAAGACCCTAAGGTTAAAACAGTTAAACTCGGTGATGAAGTAATCGATCGTGCGCACCTTAATACATATACCCAGCGTCAGTCTGTTGATCGGATAAAGAATACACGTCAGGATGAATTTTATATTCGAGGCATATCTCGCTCGGGGGCTACCAATCAAGACATCAGCATTTCAGTTATCAGGGCCTCTAACGGTGAAGGTTTCACTATCAAAACCACTGCCGATATAACTTCAACTGATGAGCTTTTGGTGTTTTCCAGCGCTGTAGCAACAGAGTCTACTCTCGAGATCTCTTACTTAGAAGTCACAGAGAATGGACACGTATCTGCAGGCCAGCTAATTAATATCATTCAGCCAACAGAAATTCAAAACGATACCGCTGAGCCGGAGTCTACTGATTCAGCGGCAGATTCTGTAGCTGATGGTGAACCGACAAAACCCAAAAAGTAAAGTATTGGGCCATATCCTTAGAGGCATATGGCCCTTTAATCACATAACCGGGCAGTCGTCGAACTCTCCTGACCGCGCATCATTGATTATGTATGTGATCACTCCAAATACTGCCGGCGGGCAATTCTCCTCTTCCCCCGGAAGCGCTTCCTTTCGCCCAGATGACAAGTCCTCAAGATGAGGTTTTGGCACCAGCCGGTAGCGCTTGACTCTGAATTCCCCAGCCATTGCACATACAAGCAGAGTGCCATCGCATGGCTTAAGTGACGCGTCGATGACGAGAAGAGCACCTTGTAAAATACCCGCCCGATAACAGGTGTTTGCAGCCCGCATAAAATACGTAGCCGCCGGATGCTTTATGAATTTTTCATCAAGCGAAATTCGCATTTCTTCGTAATCTGCTGCTGGAGATGGAAAGCCCATAGGTTAACTCCTTTCTTTCTTGATTCTGTACATAATTACAGTATATATACTGTATATAAATACAGTAAAGATAGCGAAGAAGGAGAAGGAAAGAAAAATCAGGGCTGCTATCCGGGTTTATCCTAAGATATTGTTTAGCTTAGTTTCTAAATCATCTACTCGCTTAATCAGCACTTTTACCGCCGCCAGTGTATCCATCAGGATCACGTTGTTATCGAGTTGCAGGCGATCATCGTCAACTCTCTCCCCGTTTAGCATATACGATGTATTAATCTGCTTAACATACTGAGGATCGACCTGCTGCGCCTGCTGAGCGATTATTCCCCTACGCGTCCTGTTCTGCTCGTCGTCGTTGTAGACGAACGTCACCAGCTCAAGCTGACGAATGCGATCGACTGACAAATGGCCGTTAGTCGGTTCAATGCTGTGTTTCAGGCGCGCGTCAGAGGTGCCCAGGAACGATACACTGCCGCGCTGGCTACCGTAGATATTCCCGTCTGCGAGAAATTGCCAATACTGAACTGGCTGGGAGAATCCCCCTACCGACAGGATCAGCCTATGGTTTGTCCCCACCTGCTCTTCAAACCACATCGCCGCCTGTCCGCCATCAACGTTGCTATCACTACCGCGCGTATTAAATCTTGACGTGAAACGTGGCGCTTGTAACACGGTGCCATTTGCTATGTTTCCAGGGTCAGTGTTTAATTTGGCAATGAAGGCTTGCCCGTAAAGATCCCCATATTGTGTAGCGACGCCGTAGATCCCCAGGCCACCACGAACACGCCACCCTGGTGTGACAGACAACGCGCCGTTTTCGGCGATAATCCGGTGCGTATAGTCCGTCGTGGTGTTCTGGTAATGGAAATCGATGTAAGGACTCGCCTCCGTTAGCTCAATATGTCCGCCAGCTAATTGCTTTCCGGTCAGGTTTCCGTTAACAGTAAATGACCCGGAAACCGAAAGATTGCCGCTTACAGTCAGGTTACTCTTGAACGTTGAAGCGGCATTCCACGTTTGCGCCTGCGTCCAAGTATTTGCGGCCGTCACCTTCGCCTGGTTTTTATTGGCTGCGGGGATTGATGAGTCGATAGCTGTCTGTCGCGTAGCGTATTCGCTTTGGAACTGCGCCCACGATTTCACAGTCCCGGTCGTGCCATCCGGTTTAGTTACCGTCACGTTACCGGAGCCGAATAAAAATTGCTGCTGATTGGCCAGATCCACGTAGGTACGCTCAAAGCACTTTTGAATACTGGCCGCCAGCTCATCACTGATATTTGCCATAGTTACTCGCCCCCGAAGGGGCGCTCCTTTAAGGTGCGGAAATAATCTGATTGCCCATGCGGAAAATGGTAAAAATTAACTTTTCGCGCTGGCTTGTCCTGGCTGCCGAGGATGGGTCAAACACCGTGCCATTCCATACCTGTGCCAATGGGGTATATGTCCTATAGCTGAACCCACGCCCATTCTTACAGTTGATCCATACACGGTTACGCTGACCTTTACCTGCGGCGTAGATTTTCAACCCTTTCAGCGGAATTGCACGTGACCCACCATCGTTCCCGGCGTCCCATGAATAGTGAATGTAATCTTCACGGCCAGGGGTACTCACAACAATGTCACCATAGGACCTGAACGATGATGACATCTGACAGATCAGGTTGGTGTCCAGGAAACGGTCGAAGGTCTCCCCGCTGATGTAAAACAGGTCATACTGTCCGGAACCCAACATATCTTTCTCAACGAATGGCAATGTTGCTACCTCGCCAATCATCACATCGCCTTCAATTTTGTTGGCGTAAACGGTGCCGTTAAAATAGCCGTCAGTCGCACGCACGGTACCCGTAAAGCTCCCGCTGGATGCTTCGACATGTCCGCGTATGGTCACGTTATTAAACACCGCTGATCCGGCCTTGTTGATCGCCCACCCGACTGTGTCGCCGTTCCAGTTTGTCGACTGGATATTATTGCTAATCTGCGCAAAGTCGATGACAAGATTTCGGGCCATCGCCTGCTGCATATATGCGCCGTTACCGTCGACACCGAAGACCAGATTGCTTTTATCACCGTTGGGCACATAAACACCGAACTGGTCAGCCTGCACCAGGAACTGTGATTGCCCGCTGCCGTTGATCCCCAGCTGAATCCCCGCAACGTAGTTCTTGCCGCCGGAAGATGTGTTGACCTTCACACCCCATTGCGCACTCAGTTTTCCGTTCAAATCCGCCACGGTTGATGCCGTCTGCTGAACGGTCGCTGACATATCCCCGACCTGAGAGGTCAGCGTGGTGATCTGCTCAGTGGTTGATTTTTCCAGGTCGGCAACGGTTTTGCTCGTTGTGGTAATTGCGGCGCTGTTGTCGCCAATCATGCTGCGCATCTGATTGAAACCAGTTGTCATTGCCAGCCCGTTGGCTGCGATAGTTTCATCCTGCCGGGTTATTCGTGATTCAGCATCACCTACACGTGAGACCAAGCTTGTGATTTGCCCTGCCTGTGCTTTGATATCCTTGCCCTGCTGCGTCACGGTGGCAGAGAGCGCTGTCGTCGCATCGGCAGCGGCTTTTGCGTCCGCTTTCGCATCCTGCGCGTCGGTCACGTCGACGATTGACAGGTTATCGATAAACAACGAATAGCCGGTACCGCCGGACGTACCACGGCACGAGACCCATAAGACGCCTACCGCGTGCGTATCATTGATTGTGGCAACGCCGGTTACCTGCACCCATTGATCACGTTTGCCGCCTAGCGACCCGGATGCATCGGAGACTACGATCCCGGCAGGCCACGAGTTCGGCGTGCCACCCTCCCCGCGCGTCATCATACCGATAGCCGTAGACCATCCCGAGGTGGGTTTTTCCGTGCTTTGCATCATCACCCAGGCGGAGAAACGGTATTTACCTCCCGCCCTGATCGCCATCCATGTTCCTGTTGTCTTATCGCTGTTCCCTGTCTCGCCGCTGTTACGTGTCACCTTACCGGACTTGCTGCCGTCACGTTTGGCCTGAGTCGTGGCGATGAACTGTGCGCCCGCCACCCTGTAGTTATCCGCATACGACTCAAACGATCCGTCAATGAATGGGTTCGTCATCTTAGAGGATACGGTAGACAGGTCGGCTTTAACCTGCGTCACTGCGTCCGCCTGGGCCTTAATTTGATCTCCCTGGCTCTTAACAGTGGTCTGTATGGTAGACAGTCCTGCTGCGTTTGCGGCGATGTCCACGGCATCGGTGACGTCCATCAGATAGAGATCATCAACATAGAGGTTACCTTTGGACAGTAACGCCATGAAGCTGACCTGGGCGAACGTGGTGGCCGTCGCTTTCCAGGTCTTACTAATCTCTGTCCACTGCGATCCGGTCTGGTAGTTTTTCGGGTCAAACTGGACTTCAATAACCGGGTTGGTCTGGCCGGTGATACCCATGCGTATTTTGTTATTGCCCTGCGCCGTCGATGGCATCTCGGCATTGCCATCGGCACGAATCCACCCGCCCAGCTTATACGTGCGGCCTTTCTGGATCGGGATGTCATACTTCTGCGCAATGGTGTCCTGCGCGGAGTTGTGTGCGGACAGCTTCAGGATACGACCGCCTGAGTGCGGCGACTGCGCGTCGATAACAGTGGCAACGGTGGGTGAGCCTTGCGTCCAGGAGTCCAGGCCTCGCTCGAAGCCACCATTCGCGACAAGATTACCGGCCATCTTATTATCGATGTCCGCCAGCGCAGCCGTGAGGTTAGAGGATACTGCGGTGGTAGCTGCTGAGTTCGCGATGATGTCCTGCTCTGTCTTCGTCACACGCTGCGTAAGCTGCTGCGTCGCGCTGGTGTTGGCCGCGATTAGGATGGCATCGGTGATGTCGTAGATCGCCACGTAATCGATATCCACCTCGGCGGCGTCCGGGAAGCAGTAGATCCCGAAGGTGACCGCCACGGTGCCGTCCGGGCAAGCGTTGAAGTCGTATGTCTTGACGTCGAACGCCGTGGCGAACTGTAGCGTCTGCTGCTCGTAGCCGCTGGTGCCATCCGGGCGGTGCGCCCAGCGTCTGACCATCAGGTTACCTGCCCCGGAAACTTTTTTCGCTTTGACAACAATGCGGTATTTCTTATTCCCGCCATCCACCTGAAATTTGTGCTGCCCGTTTGGGAAGATCCCGGAGTAGTTGCCGGAAGCCCACTTTATGCGGAC